AATGCGATCGATCGCGGCACCTTGACATGCACTTTCCCAAGCTGGCCTAGGTCCAGCTCCTGGATCTCGCACAGAGCGCCGGTCTGGGTCTGCAGGCGCTTGATGGAATCGTGAGCTGATATGCCCTCGAATCCGGGCGCGTGTTCCGCGATCAGATCGCCTAGGGCGTGCATCAGGCGGTGGAATTTCACATTGCGCGGCTTCTTCAGCTCAGCCCTGATCTGATCGGCGCCGAGCTTCATCTCGCGCAGGCGCTTGGCGTCCAACGGGCTCGCGGCTACCAGGGCGCCGACAACTTCGCCAGTATCCGGGTCGATCAGCTTGCGGCCGACGAGGTAGACGGGCTGTATCTTGGGGCGCTTGGGCTTGGTGGTCATGAGTAGGACAGATTCTCGAACCGCATCGATTCCCCGATCCACGCGCACTTGATTGTTCCGCATGGCCCGTGCCTGTTCTTCTCGATATTGATTTCCGCGATGCCTTTGTCCTGCGTGTTTTCGTTGTATACCTCGTCGCGGTACAGCATGGCGATGATGTCGGCCTCGCGGGTCAGCTCGTCCGAATTGGCAAGATCGCCTTGCATTGGCCGCTTGTCCGCGCGCGCCTCGCAATCAGACTTGACCTGCGCGAGCGCCACCACTGCGATGTTCAATTCCCGAGCAAGGTCTTTCAGGCGCCTGCCGACTTCCGCAACCTCTTCGTTTCGCTTCTGCATCTTCGGAATTCGGATGCGCTGCACGTAGTCGACCAACAGCTGCACTATTCCATACTTACGCTTCCACGCCCTGGCCTGCCGGGCCACCTCGTCCATCGTCGGAGAGCTGCGGTCCAGGATGCGCATGCGCCGGCCCTGCAGTTTCGTCACGGCGCGCGTGATGGCGTTCCAGTCCTCCTCTTCGAGCTGGCCATTGCGCAGGCGCTCCGCGGCCATCGGTCCATTGGAGGCGATCAGGCGTTGGGCAACCTGCATGGACGGCTGCTCACCGCTGATCAGGCCGATCGAGTGGTCTGCGTCGGATGCAGCGTCTGCGAATTTCAGGAGGATCGCGGTCTTTCCCATGGCGGGTCGCGCGCCCACGATGATCAGATCGCCGGGATGGAAGCCGCCTAGGCGCTGGTCCAAACGTTCCAGCCCCGACGTGATCCCTCGCAGGCTGCCGCGGTTCTCATACGCCGCTATGATGTCGTTCTTCGCCGCTTTGAGGGCGTCCCTAAGCGATCCTTCGTGCTCGGCGTTCCCCTGTGTCAGCTCCATAAGCGCGCGCATGCCCTCGTCGGCCGCAGACAGGCCATCGTCTGCGTTGATCGCCTCTTGCTGCAGCAGCTGGCCTATCGAAACAAGCGAGCGGCGAACCGACTTCTCGCGAACAATCTTGGCATAGGCTTCGATGTTCGCCGCGCTCGGCGTGGTGCTGGCGAGCTCCACGATGTAGCTCCCGCCGCCGACGGCTTCGGCCTCGCCCGTCTTGTCGAACCACTCGCCAAGCGTCACCGCGTCGCAGGGCTGGCCACGCGCAGCCAAGTCGCAGGCGGCGCGCCAGATCAGGCGGTGGGCCGGGATGAAGAAGTCGGCCTCACTCAACTTGCCGGCGACCCGGTCCAGCGACTCGGGGCTGATCAAGATGGCGCCGATTACCGCTTGCTCGGCCTCGCGGGATTGCGGTAGGCGGATCACAGCATCTGCCTTGTGCGCGGGGGCTGGGCAGGCTGCGCCGGTGCGGAGCCGCGGTCGTGGAGCCAATCAGCCTTGAAACCCTGCCAGCTGCGCTCGCAGCAGATCTTGATCGCGGCGGCCAGGGTGATTCCGGCCTTTGCTGCCTCGCGCTCGATCCCGTCGATAGCGGTATCTGTGAGCGGGGCCTTCTTCGCCTTGCGGATCTCCAGGAAGTCGCGGATGTGCGCGGGCTCCACTCCGGCAGCCTGCAGCCGCTGCTTTGGGGTTGGTTCCGGATCGGGAGCACGTGGAACGGACGGACGCGGAGCGGGCGGCGCTTCCTGTTCTTGCTCTTTCTTCTCTTCTCTTATCTTCTCTTCTCTGGTCCGCATTTTGTCCGCATCGGAAGCGGACGTTTTGCGGACGGCTTTCTTGCGGTCTGCGTCCTGCGCTCGACGCTTGGCGGACGCCCCGTTGTGCGTCTCAAACTCAGGAAGAGCAAGGCTTTCAGGCCCTATCGACAGCCAGCCGACAGCCGACATAGCGGCGCTGAATCCGGGCCACGACAGGTGATCGTCCAGGGTTTCGCCGCTGTAACCGTCGAGTGTTCCGTCGGCAGAATGGGCATCGAACAGACACCAAACGGACATGAGTCCGCCGACCGTCCGCAACTTGTCCGCTTTCAATGCGGACGCTATGCGGACAACTTTAGGATGCGTGAACAGGTCGCTACGCATCTTGATCCAGTCACCGGCCATGACAAATCCCCTGAGAGCAGCGCCACAGCAAGGTCAGACCCCACGAGGACGCGCCAGCGTTGCACTGGCACAGATGGGCTTGAAGGGGCGCTGCTCTCAAAAGACTCATTGTGTCCTCTCTTTTTCGGGGTCTGACGCCCGGCGCTCTCGCGCAGTTCAGTTGTACCGCAGATGCGGCAGCAGGTCAATCGGCCGAGCGCCAGTCGTTGGCGCGGCAGTCGTCAGGCGACGGTCGCCACTTCGAGCTCAACTTTTCCTGCCGGTGCTGCAAGATGAAATCTGCACCGAAGGTCGTGATGTGCACGCCCTCGGGCCAGCCGTCGCGGCGGATGCGGTCGTGGGCGGATATGGCTTCGGGGAGGGTCACGATTTCACCCCAGGCGCAGCGCCACCATTGGTGCGGATGTGAGCGTAATCGGACAGGGCCTTGATCAGATCCAGCAGAGGGCCAGCAGGGCACGAGCTGGCGGACGCGCAATCGATTGCAGCCTGCGCCAGCGCATCTGCCGCCACTTCCATGCGCGCAAGCTGCAGGTGTTCCTGTCCGGGCTCGGCCGGGCTCGGCGTCGTGGGCAGGGCGGCGATTTTGGCTGAAAGGCTCATGAGGTTTTGTCCTGTTGCTCTGCGATGGAAATCAATAACCGCTGCAGCATCTGCCATTCCTGATTGCGGTATCCGCTTTCGACGTACAGTCTGTGCGCGCTGCCGTGGCGCCGGTTCAGGCTTTCGACTGCGGCTTTGGCTGCATCGATCGACAGGAACACGTCAACGAATTCCCATGTGATCTTGAAGCCGCACCGCTGGTATCGCTCGGGCAGCTCCCATCCTCGCCGGTGACGACGCTCAAGGCGGGCGGATAACGCCGAATCGCACTCTTCACCGTCCTCGATCCAGACCGCGCCCTCTTCCTCGCCATCCTCGATCCAATACACCCGGCGCTCTTTCTGGACCGTGTAAATCGGGTCGCGGGTGCAGTGCGTGTTGTCCTTGCGGTCGGCGATCAGGCTGAGGCCAATGGCGATCAGCTCGGGCGGAACTTCGAAGGCGGCCATCACAGCACCCCGAAGAATTCGCCGAGCCGGCGCAGAAGTGAAGGCCGCTGGGCGGGCTTGGCGGCGCGGTCGTAGTAGGCGGCCAGGGCGCCAGCGGCATCGGCAGACATGCGATGCGCTTCGGCCATGCGGCGGTCAAGCTCGTAGCCGGTTTGCTTAGCCTTGGTGGCCCATGCGATCTGCGCGGCGCGGTTCTCGCCAGCGCGGGCGCGGCAGGCTTCGGCGCGGGCTTGGTCAGTCTTGGCTTGCATTTTCGTCTCCTGCTGCTTTGATGATTGCCCGGCTGATGCAGCCGATGGCGGTGTCGGGCCAGTCTCGGCGGGCCTGCAGCGCGGCCAGCGCATCGGCGGCGGCTGGCTGCAGGCATCCGGTGGGGAGTCGCCTACCGCCTGCCTCGATCAGGCGACGGCGGGCGGAGGCTACGTATTTTGGGTCGTTTGTCATGCGTCCCGAAGCTCATTTCTGGCCGTGATTGTGCGGCCGTTTCCGTGGCTGTTTATCTCGATGTACAAGATGCCATGCGCGGTATTTGCGCGCAGTCCCCACGACTCCTCGCTAATCATTTGGCAGTTTCCGCGGGTGTCAAAATGCTCTACTGATGATTCATCGTATGACACGACGGACATCGCAAACGGAGCGGACATTGCGCGGAAATCATTTGCGGTCACGGTTTTCATTTTGCTCTCCCGTCCAGCCCTGCGCTGGTGTATGAATAGATTAGACGCCTAAGCTACGGCCGTCAAGAACTATTTTGC